ATAGTGCATCTAAATCGTCTTTTGTTTTTAATTCATCAGAAGGTTTCTCATACTCCTGATAGTTTGCAGGTGCAAAGATAATGTCAGGATTCTTGATCTTATAGTTAGATGCAATTGTCAATACAATTCTTTTAGCATACTCACCATATGTGGTTGCGTCAAATGCTCCGAACTGACCATCTGTTTCTAAGTATGCTTTACCTTCATTTAATTTCTGATTGTTTAAATCTACTCTACTCTCCCATGCCTTATACATGATTGGATTGAAGGGAAACTTAACTTCATCAGCATCTTTACCATCATGGTCTGCAGGTAGGTCTCTCAACTTTTGTCTATACTTTGTCCATAATGCTTTTGTATCTGCATCAATAGCAGCATCAGGCATCTGTGTCCAGTCACAATCTGATAGGAGATAGTTTCTAATCATTCTAATACCTTCCCAAGATACTTTCTGCCATCTACCATACTCATTGTATAGTTTCTCTTTGACGATCTCTTGTTCGCTATCCTGATACTCAAAGTATTTCTCTTTGAGAGTCTCAGAAATTGTCTTTACCTCATCTTCAGTGGGTTCCATCCACTGATATGTCTGCCACTTTCTTTCTTTAGTGATACGATCATAAATGTATTTCTTCTTCTCAATACCATATGACCCATCACTGAAGTAATTCAAGTGAATCAAACGGTCTCTGTCAGATGTCCAGAATGGATACAAGACGTTTTGGATATTGGCATTCCAATAGTCCTCTTCAATGAATTGAGTCTTGCCATCAACAATAATCATTCTTTCTAGCGCATTCACTTGCACTACTACTCGTATGTCTGCCATTTGATTAGGGGATTTTAATGAACCAGCCTGTCGCAATATATTTATCATGGGTGAAGACTGTGTTCCCACGATGAACGTGTGTCATTCCTGCTGGCCAGATCAATAATGTACCTGTTTGTGGTTTATATCTCTTCCTTTGATACAAGAATTCTGTCTCTGCTTCACCATCTGGCATATCATTTAAGTATACCATCCATGCTAACTCTCTGTTTGCTGCTCTGAAACTAGAGTTTTCATAGTGCCAAGTATGATAACCACCACCAACTGGAGTCTTCTGTACTTTTAAACCAACTGATGCTAGTTTAACTCTATTGATATGATCGTACTCTTGTTTATAGTTCTCAAATGCAGAGTTCAGATATTTATAGAAATGTGCAGACAACTCCAAGTCAATATCATCATACATCATGCTAATATCATGACGTGCTAGTTTCTTTTCTGGCATTTGATTACTGCCTTGTTGCACGCAATAGTCTGGATTAAGTTTCAAACACTTCTCAAAGTTTTCCACAATACTTGAACAAATCTCATGATGTACAAATCTCCTGTATACACCAATGAAATCTTCAAACTTTCCTTCTATTCTATCAGGATCAATGATCAATCCACTCTCACTCGCTTCTAACATTAATAAGCTCTGATCATATACTTAACTAAATGATACCTTGTTAACAGTGGAATGTCAATCTCTGGTTGTAATGAAGAGTCAACATTTAGTTTAACTGCAGATGACAGTGTAAATGTACCCTCATTTACCTCAAGACCAGCACTGTTAAGTGGATCTCCTTGTGGTTCAATGCGTTCAGTAACAAATTCAATCCCTAGATCAGCCTTACCAGAAGGATATGTTGTGACAGTAGTTTCTATCTCATCATGAATGAATGCAACATAATCAATACCAAAGTTATCATTCTCAGGATTTCCAGCACCAGATCTTGTTTGTCTTACCTCTAATATTAAATTATTTACTTGATATGTTGCTGTAATAGGAATATCAACTAAAGTCCAATCCTCAGGACCTAAAGCAGAAGAAATTGTACCAATCTTAGTAAAACTGGTAGCATTATCATTACTAGCGAATAGTTCTAGTGGTTCATTTGGTGCTTCTCCACCGTTTGTACCATTACCACGAATAACTCTGAATCTAGCTGTGTTGATCACTGAATTCTTTGAGTTACCTGCAGTAGCATCAATTCCAATTGTTCTTGCAAATCTGGTTGCTTCATTTCCAAAAAATCTAAGATACTTCTGAGAGTCAACAGATGAGAATCCACCATTAACTCCTGTTCCTGTTCCAGATTGAACATAATCAACAGATACACTCGCACTATCAAATAATCCAGACGTTACTGAGGTTCCTGTACCACCAGAAACTTCCTCTACCACTTCATAACCAACACTAGCTTCGCCTGGTTGAGCTCCAGCGACACCACTGCTACCAACAACTAGTGTTCCAGCATTAATATTAGTAGCTTCAAAATTAAAAGATAGATATGCACCTGATCCACCGCCACCACCACCAGAACCATAGAATGTCTGGTTTTCTACAGCAATAATTTCAACAGATCCATTACCACCACCAATTTGTTGTCCTACACCTACAGTAGCACCATTTCCTGCTTCACCAGAACTAATAAGTGATGCTGTAGGACCTGATCCAGATCCTTTGTATGAAGATTGTCCTCTTGTAGCACCATAACCATCTCTACGTGCGTTGGAACCGTTTCCTCCACCGCCACCGCCACCGATACCAGCACCGAAACCGACACCACCACCGCCAGCACCTCCTCCACCACCAGAGCAGACAGAGTTACCACCGTTGGAACCACTACCAGAGAAGATATTAGTTAAATTTTGAGCACCATCATTACCAGAGGGTCCTGCGTTTTGGTCAGCACCTTGAGAACCATCACCTGCAGCACCTCCACCGCCACCACCGCCAGCTCCAGCGATCATGGTTACAGAAGTACCGATAGCAGATGCAGCACCACCGCCTCCGCCTCCGCCTCCGCCAGTACCGTTACCACCGCTACCGCCAGGTGCGAAACCAGTGCTTGCTCCACCACCACCGCTTCTACCACTACCTGCGGATCCACCACCACCAACGTAGACTCTCAATCCACCTGCAGCACCAGAATTGACGTTAACAGTCACCTGTTTACCACTTCCACCATTACCTGCCCACCAGCTACCGCCACCGTCTCCAGTACCACCTGAACCACCGCCACCACCTTTGATGATTGCTTTTAGACTGTCAAGTGGCCATGTTTGTGGGATAGTATATGAATAGAAAGAAGTAGACGGTGTGTTAAATGACTCTGATACTTCATTAGTTCCAGTGAACAAAGTTCTAGCACCATCACCACCTGCACCTGTAATATACGAAGCAGTTGCACCATTTCCTCCCGCAAGAGCAGCACCGTCACCGCCAGTATTTCCATCAAAATATAATCCAATATTAATATCTAATCCATTTACAGTATATGTACCTGTTCCAGTAACATTTGTCGCACCAGCTGATCCAGTGACGATTCTTGCTCCTCCTCCACTACCACCAGAACCACCAGCGTTACCAGTTGCACCACCTTCACCACCTTCTGCTACAATTTGTATTTGACTTCCATTATATGTAAACTCATAGTAAGTGTCACCACCATTAGTGCCAGCAACATCAGTTGTAGCACCTCCACCACCTGCACCACCTAGATTTCCAGAAACTCCATTGATTGGTAACTGTTCTGAAGTTGGAGCTGGGACTGTGTATGAGCCAGGAGTCGTTTGTGATACAACATTTTGTACACTAGATACAGTTCCACCTGGTAATTGAATTGTTTTACCACCAATAGTATATGAGTCACCAATATCATAGACTGTATCAGAAGGTTGTTGTATGACTGTAACGTTATCTGCTGGTAAATCTCCAGAAATTTGATATGCTAGTGATATTACAATATCCTCACCAGCACTACCATTAGTTGTTGCGAGTAATGCTTGTCCTAATCTAGCTTTATATTTTGTTGGTGCTAAGTAAAAATTATCGTCATCAATTACAATTACATACCACTCTGTATTCTGTGCAAATGCAACATTAATACCATCTACATCAAATACTAATTGAGTTGTCTGATCATTAGATTTAACTCTAATTTTATATCCAGTAGCAAGGTCATGACTGTTAATATTAAATCTAGTTCCATTTGCTTCACCAATAATATTTGTCGCAGTAATAATTACATCTACTGTCTCACCAATACCACCAACATTACCGAATGTAGATAACGTTGGATCAGTGATAACATAGTCTACAATACCATGACTGTGAAATAGTGGTGTACCTCCATTTGGTAAGAAGAAATCAACCTGTCCTGTACTATCTTTATAACTAGCAAGACAATTATCAACAGCAAATCCAGACCCCTCAAATGCTCCTGCCTGTGGTGCTGATGATGTCATAATAGCATGATCGTGCTCAGGAACTGAGGATATCATTTTCTCTTGTAGAGGACCTATTTGTATCGTTACCTCACCAGTTAAAGATCCACCAACAAATTCAGATATATTTGAATATCCACTAATTACAATATTTCCAATATCAAATAATGCTTCCTGTTGTGTCTTAGAGAAAAACCATCTACCACCAGTCTGTCCAACAGTAGAAATAACATTACCAGATACAGGAGATCCACCACCACTGACACCACCACCAGCACCAACTAATTTTCTAGCTTTATAGTCAGGAACATTAAATTTGATACCACCAGAAGAAGATCCAAAATCTTCTGGGTCATATGTTCCACCAAGTCCACCATACTTATCTTCAATAACCTCATATAGTAATGGATACTCCTCTGCATCATACTCAGATCCATCACAATATAACCAACCCTCATATTGCATGTCGGGTGCAGTAGCAGTTGTAGAGGATGTTGTAACAATTTCAACTCTTGCTGTTCCACTACTACCTGGTTGAGAAATATAAACTACATCTCCATCTGCATAACCATAACCAGGTTTTTTAATAGTAACAAAATTTACACTACCATTTGGATTTGCTGCAATACCAACCTTCAGTCCAAATCCAGTGCTTGATGCTACATTGACTGTTCCGTTAGATCCAACGCTAGTAATATTATAATATTTTCCAGCAGCAATATCTCCATTACTTCTAGAAAATTTAATAGTATTTGAATCAACAACATCAACTAAAAATTGAAATCCTTTATCAAGAGCAACACCACCAGTGCCTTGAGTTGCTAATGTTGGTGTTGCAGTAGCATTTGTACCACCTCCACCAACCAATGTGACAACAGGAAATTGATATCCTACACCACCATCAATAACATTAACTCCAGTAATAGTTCCTGTATTAGAATCAAAGACTGCCTGAAATGTACCAGCAGTGACAGGACCGCTACCATTATCAGTTACTTGTACTAATGGTGCTGCTGTGTAGTTACTACCAACATTATCCATAGTAATAGTTTGAATAGATCCTCCCAATTTACATTGATTTGGAGCTTGATCTGTCGTAGTAACTGTTAGTTTATCACCCTCAACAAAAGGATGATTAGGGATGCTAACATTATCTGTTCCTTCTTGAAATGCTGTTGCTGGAATAGCAAAAGATATTGGAGTTGTTGGATATCCAGATATTGTTCCTAAGTCAGTTACATATCCACTACCACCACCAGCACCACCAACAACTGATCCTAAATTTAGTACAACACCATTATCTGTGACCTTATCGTCAGTCGCCTTAAAAATAGGCACTATAGCACCAATTGGTAACGTAGAATTACCAAAAGTTGCTTTATCTGTAAGAAAATTGGAACGTACGTTTCTTGACATTTTAGGTCTTAATTAAGTAATCTACCATAACAAAAGGAGCAATTAAGTTATCAATTTTTGTATCCGTTTCTGGTTGAATAGAAATAGAAGCACTCATTCCATCAGTGGATATAAATGTCTCTGGAATATTTATTTTGTAGTTGGTGAGTCCAGTGGTATAATTGATAGTATGCGTGTGTGACGTAGGATCTCCGTCATAATCAAATGGTAGTGTAGTCTCAATAATGTTTGAAAGTTGAGGATATGCAACATTATTATTACTACCAACCTGAGTATCCACTGGTAACATTTGGTGTAAAGATGTTTCGTGAGCATATGCTGCAGCAGAGGTTGCATCAGATCCAAAAGATGTTGAGTATACTCTCAAACTAATTCCGCCACTACCAGTTGCAGCTGCACCACTAATATTTTTTCCTTGAACATCAGGGAAAGTTAAAACATCACCAGCATTGTATCCAGTACCAGCATCAATAAAAGCAATAATTTTATATCTTGTATTTGACGGATTACCACCAGCACCTGGCCATGCTTCAAATCTACATAGAACTCTAAATCCACTTCCACTACCACCTATCATGTCAACCTCAGCCTGAGCAAAATCAGATAGGTTGTTCCATGTGTTAGCTGCACCACCATATCCACTATACGCCCAAACTCCAAGACCTTTAGTTGCATATCCTTGAGTTACATTATTTGCTATTCCACTCTCATATAGTTCAAATGATTGAACAACACCACCAGGACTAGATTGTGATGTAGGAATGTCATCATTACCGACTCCAGTAGCACCTAAAACATAGTTTGCTGCCATGGTTACATTACTACTAGCACACGCCATTTCAACTCTAATTAATCCAATTCCAAAAATTGAATATGTTTGCCAACACTCACCCTCTGGAGTGGCATTGATTGCCATAGCTTTTCCAGTAGGAATCAAACAACTGTTAATAAATCCACCACAACTTCCTTTACAAATACCATAATACTCAAAACTTGCAAATGTAGAGGAAGGAATGTAAGCACCACTATTCCATACCT